GTAAACAAGGTTGCCGTTCATTGATGACAGGATCTTGTTTATATTCTTTTGATGTGAGTCAGTTGCAAAGATTACGCCGTTACAAGTAAAACGCTTTTCCGTACCGCCAGGAACAGATACCGATACATCACAACCATTTGCCGCCGTTATGAACGAACTCCAATCAATCTTGGACGGACTTATTCCCATGCCAAGATCAGAAATCAGATAATCAGCCAAGACTAAAGCAGGGTTCTGGCCTTGCCCGACATAACTTCCAGCGGTTGCGTTGTATGTGATGAAAAGCTGATTTAGCGGATTGTAGTTTGGCGCACCAGTGTCTAACCGTGGGTCATAAACTGGCTTACCTTTTACCAATGCTTTAACATTTTGCGGCGTAAATTTGTCCCAAGTCTCCGCTGAGTCTTCGTTCAAAACCCACTTCATCGCTAGATAAGCAATACCATCACCACGGTGATCCGCAGTATAATTAGCAAACGGGACTGTCAATAAAACGTCTGCTGTTTGAGATGCTTCACCTAAGTGCTTATTAATTATACAAATAGTGTTTGAGTTCTTAGGCCCAAACGTCCCAGCAGTTACATTGCCGCCAGCAGTAGATCCACCGTTTATCTGCGAGTCAGTAATCACAACGTCATCCATGTGGATGTCGGTAATATCTGTTACTTCATGCCCTGCTAGAACAATTGTCTGATAGAGGTCTGAGTTATCGGTGCCCGATAACCCGATAAAAGAAATCGGACCAGATACTAATGCCTCACCGTAGATTATCTTTTGAGGTTCTGTGGTTGATTTAACTGTTCTCTGTCTAGAAGCGTCTGTGTCAACAGTCGGCATTTCTATTTCAAAAAGCGACATAACTCTTTTGGCGACCATAACGCCGCCGATGACCACAGCCGCGCCAGCCGCAAGTGCGCCGACTCCAATTCCAAAACCCATAGCAGTGCCGATAGCCCCTACTGCTACAACCGCATTTCCGAAAATTGTAAGTGCTGCAACGACTACTTGTGGCATAAATCCCAACCCGATAAAATATGCTGCTCAGGGATCCTAGCGAATCCTTTCTTTACTAGACAAACTGCCGTATTGCCCAGCTTGATACCCATAAGCTGGCTTTCTGGCGTTTTAACGATTACTGGCGAACCATCTGACAAGGATCTAACGTCTTCCGTGGGCTCGCCTAAAACGCTTGCAGCAGTGTCTTCCAAGTCGCCAAAATCCTTAATGATAGATTCAGCGTCTTCCTCAGAATTATAGTGGAAATCGGCAAGATAGTCTTTGCCTGTTAATTCTTTTACTATGAAACCAGCGAACTGACAGCAATCCACAGAACCATAATCAAAGTCTTTCTTTTCCCACTTATTTAATGCTTGATAGACTTGTAAGATCATTAGCGCATATATTGAGGTTGACGATCTTCAGGGCCTCTTGGCGAACCCACTCCACCTGAACTACCAGTTCCTCTAGCGCCCCAATCAATCTTAGCGCCTTCAATCTTGTGCATGTGACTAAAGAACAGATCACCAGAAGACTTCTCCTGCTGTGCTGCGTTGGTATACATCAGATTTAAAGACTTGTTGAACCGTGACAGCTCGGACTCAGCGATTAACTGAATGGCATCACCACCATCGGCGCCGACTGACATATTCATTTGATCCATAAACCCTGCCCAAATTTGGGTGGGATCGGCAATCAGAACATCGTCAGCGTCAAGAACACCAAGGTAAACCGTGACAGGATGTAGGTAGTAGTCTTCGGTTAAAGCTGCGCCTGATATGGTTGCATCTAACCCGCTTAAGGTTAGCGTAATAGCGTAAGGACTAACGTCAAGACCTTCTTCAACCTGTGAAATAGATCCAAGGTCTCCAACACCTAACCAATCTTGACCGCCCCAAGTATACGTTCCTAATGAGTTATGAACGTAAACTGTACCAGACGGAAACTCCAACTTTGCAAAAGACACAATCGAAACGTGCTGTTGTGCTAAAGCTGTCGCTACATCTACGGGAAATCCTCGGCTCATGCTAGAACATCCTCTACGGCCTCAATTGTGAAGTTTGAAACTCGTCCTGCTTGTGTATCCCAAGACGTAGATCCTGCAAGCATGAAGACGCCAAGAACAGGATAAAGGTAATCTATGGCATCGCCGTCATCGGTAGGCTTTCTGATCGGCGGAGAAATCGGTATCCCTGCTTGAGTTACGGTTCCTGTTCCAGACCCAAAACCCGTAGCGGTGAATGTAGTGCCGATATTATTATTAGCCGCTCCAATCGTTGTGAAGTCTGAATCCCCAACGGATTCAATCGTGTATGATTTCCCAATTACGATTTCACGGGCTGGCAAAGAATAAAGAAAGGTTCCCGTTCCTGTAGTATCTACATCAGCCGTGACTATGTGAAGCTCATTGTTGAACGCTATGTAATCACCAGATTTAAAGTAATCCGCTTGCGTAAGGTTTGCGTCTCTTGCTAAAAGAATTGATCCAGTCTGACCCGCACCATTGACAACGATAGCATCACTAACCGCTGGCGCATTACCCCGCCGAACAAAACCATGATCCTGCAATAAGAACCTGTGCTGCTGACCGTTTAACTTAGTCAAGAACGCTTGCATATCTGCCCGATCATCACCTGTCAAGTTGTTAAACTGAAGCGTAGCTTTCCACAACGATCCTTTCCTAGCTACCGTCTGGACTGAGTTAGTCAACGGGCTCTGAAACGTCCTAGTGTTCGTTACCAGCTCAAAAGTGTTTGAGGATGGGGTTATGCTTGGGAATGTGTAAGTCGTCATTAACCGAACCTTCTGCGCCGCATGAGATCTTGTATGCTAAGTATCGTTTGTTGCGAAGTCTGCTGCATTGCTGCTCGGATCTTCATATCTACATCAGCCCCAGCGCCAGTTGCGTCTATATTGTTTACGATAGTAATACCGCCAGACTGACCTTTGGTATGATCAACAACCGTCTCATTAGGATGAAGGATTGCAGGAAAACCACCTTTCCCGTCCATACCACCAGATCTTGAGCCTCTGCCAGTAAAGCCACCACCGTCAAACGATTGTGCTCGAATCTGAGCAACCTGGGCCATACCAGCAGCAACTTGAGCAGCAGCCATAGCAAAGGATAGTGGTGGCGGATAAGTCTCAAGCGCCTTGGCAGCACCAGTGTAAGTAGACATGATAGCTTGAGCTATGTTGTAAGCCTTCTGAACAGCAAACATCTTCTTGTTGTTAGCCTGAACACCTTTGAACGCTTCGCCAAGACCGTCAAGAACCATCTGAGTCTTTTCAGTAGCATTCTTGTCCTCGAAGTTCTTACTTTTCTTCCTGAGTTCTTCTACCTTCGAGTAATATTCTTCTTGAGCTTTTATTTTTAACTCAGTAGCTAATTGCTCGTTTGCAACGTCATCTGCGGCAAATTGCGTAAGAAGATCCATTTCTTTTTGAAGACTTTCTGCCAATACTTCTTGCTGTGACAGCATAGAAGATCTTAGGTTCTCAACATCTTTAGCACGAATGTCTTTCTTCTTTTGAACAGCATCTAATATTGCATTTGCTGTATCCTCTGACTTGAGAAATTCTTTTCTAGCGGCTGCAATTGCTCTGTCTTCTTCTGCTAATTCCTTATTACGCTTTTTTTCTGCTTCGGCAGCATTTTTAGCTGCTTGTTCATTAATTTCCGTCTGACGCATTTCTCGAATCATTCCAGCAAGACGATCTGCCTGAGCTGGCTCTAATTCCTTTAAAGTTTGCAGCTCTAAACCAAGAATTTGAGCTGACGTAAGGCCAGTAGATTTTCTAAATGCGGATTGTAATTTGTCAGCAAATTGCTCTATCTTTTTTGCCGCTTCTTCAGCCGCTTTTGGATTCTTACCTAATTCCTCGTTAAATGTATCTAACAAGCCGTTAGCGGTTGAGATTATTTTATTATTTCTATCAAGTTCATTAACGTAGTTAATAATTTCCGCAGAGGCAGTGCCGAGTGCTATCGCTGAATCGCCAGATCTTAACTTTTGCTCTAAAAGATCGTTTAAAAATGTTGTTAAAGCTGGCCCACTTCCTTCAATGCCTTTTCTAAATGCCTTAATCTTTTGATTTAATTCATCAGCTTTATCTGCGCCGATATCAAAATTAGCAGCAAGCGCAGCAACAGGATCTGATCTTTGAGTTGCAGCAAATTGCGCTAAATTGAACGTGAGATTTTCTACAGACTTATCCAATGCCTTTGTTGTAACTTCAACGGCATCCATTGCGGTACTTAAAGACTGCAACAATGTATTCTTTGCAAGCGTTTCGCTTTCTTTGGCTAGTTCTCTAAATGCGTCTGCAAGCTCTAATGTACTATTAGCAAATTTAGGATTAAATACTTTTTCTGCCTTCTCCGCCGCATCGGCAAGCAGTTTAGTTGCGTCTCTAGCGCCCATAACACTAGGAACAAAAGAAGTAGCTAATGCAGCGCCAACAGCAAGAACGGCTCCGATTATGGCTCCGTTTGGCCCCATTAATGATGCAATCTGAGAACCCTGCTGACCGAATACCAGCATGGCGTTTTGACCCATCTGAAGCTGTACCGCAACGTCCTGAACTTGATGACCAAGTTGACCAAGACCGCCACGCATTAACCTCAAGCCTCCTTTGTTGGCTTTTTGGGCAACCTTGTCAAACTTTTGAATAGATGCGGCAGCTCTATCCACGGGTGCAGAAGTATTATCTGCTGCGGTCAGCTCTGTGTGGATTACGTTCTTTTGCGTTGCCATCTATCTTCTCTTGCCTAATTCTAAGAAATGTCCACCAATGATTAAATTCATCCTCAGTCATTGCTAACACTGTCGATAGTGGCTCCCCAAGATGATTTGCCAACTCGTACATCATGTATAAGTGAGTTGGTTCACCTTGAGGATTCAGGAGTTTTTTTCGCGTTCATCCTCAGTCTTGCCGTCGATGTTAAGAACAAAGTTAGCAATATCAGATACGATATCTGGATCGACCTTCTTCCTAAGTGAAACCTTATCTTCCAAGGTGAAGACAGGCTCGCCTTTCTCATCAGTAGTACCAAGAATAACAGCATAGATCATATAATCTGTACCGTCACCATCAGCTCTAGCAAGCCATCGCGCCTTATCGTCGAGCGTTAGATTTTTAGAATAGATGGTCGTTCCCCATTGGGGTATTTCCATCTTTCTGATTTCGCGGTCACTAAAATGAGCAACCGCTGAATCTATTAGCT